CGCCATGAAGATTGATTATTGATACTTTGTATAAAATTGTGTCGATACTCCTGAACTTACTTCAGTGATTCTCCCTTGCGGGCATCATTTTCATGACGTTATCACCTCCGTAATGCCGGAATTAGATCTCTTGGTCTAGTAAGATCTGCATTAAATACCTAGGTAGCTGAATTGCTACCCCAAGTTTGTCAATAAAACCACTCCCCATGCGTTTACAATTATCTAGCTCCGATAGAGCGTCCGAAGCAATTAAAGCGATTTCAGTCATAAACTGTGATCGCTCTAAAAGCATTGAACAGCTCTCGGGTCTAAATATTTTAGATAAGTCTGTGGTGGTTCCAGGTCTCCTGCAGGGCGGGAGAAGAGATCCAATTGATGGTGATGAGTTTTTGTTTATCTCATCATCTAGGTTGTCAAGTAACGAGCGTAGTTTTTTCAGCTCATTATCACTTGATAACCATCAAATTGAATACACCAGTGAGGGTGTCCGGTTCTTTGGTCAGTCAGTAGTACAAGCAAAAAGTTTTTGTATTGCAAGTTTCCTGATGTTCAAAGATGCCAGTCCCAAGTTCCTCACGTTACCCTTAGGCGCCCAGTTATCGATGTTCTTGCGAATGTCTCTCTGGTCCTCTAAGCGGTTTACTACTTGGGCAAAATTTGTGACAGCATATCCGATAGCACGTTATCTCAACGACGTGCTACCTGTCTGTCCCGATTTTCCATGTGACCCAATTGTGTATACTGGTCATGCTCGTCGTTATATTATTTCACGACTTCGCATTGTCAACCATCGTAATACTAGCCTTTGGTGTACACAACTACTAGGAGTTAAGGGTGCCTGTGAAACTGTGGATAATGAATACATCCGCGCATCACTTGCTAAGCATGCTAAACTCCTCAGTAGCCCTTCCCCTCGTATTGATACACGGGAGGTTGATAGTAGAGCGTATGCTCGTAGATTGGTATCTGATTTAAAACCGATCGACATGCATTACACCGAAGCTAACAACCATTCCTGTTACCAAACTACACGAGCAAAAGGTGGAACAAGAGGGTACATACAGCGATTTGTCAACGAGCATTATCACGGGAAAGAGTTATTAACTTTCTTCGTGCATTTTACACTCGATGGCGAATTCGGGGATCACTATCGTGATTCGATAGATGGCAAAGAGAATTCGGAAGAGTTGATTACTGAATATTGGGCTAGACTCCAATTATCAGAACCTCTCGACGGAAACTCGTTACCTCCATCTGTCATATGTACATTGACGAGCCGTGACAAGCACGGAACCAGTCCAATTCCTTTCCTACGAATCCAAGATATTCTATTGAATCGTAAGGAAATTCCAATGTATCTTCGTCCATCGATGATCACAAGCTCCGGCGGTGATAAAAATGGTCCCGAACGAATAAGTTTTCGGTTTACATGTTGGAAAGACGAAGGATCGTCACCTGAGTTAGCTAATGATATACTCGGTGAGGTTCCTAGTTGGAATGAAAGGTTGTCGGAAGAGATTCGGGGCTTTACTATGCCCGAGATCGATTGGTGGGTTGACAAGCCTATCCAACCGATGGTCAAAGTCTCTGCCGTGCTTGAACCACTCAAAGTTCGAATCATTACAGCCGGTGATGGAATAAGTCAATTCTTATCGCAACCACTTCAAAGGCATCTCCATACTTATATGAGATCATTTGAACAGTTTGCTTTAACGAATCGACCACTGGATGTCGTTGATTTGGAATGGGTGCAAAGGCGCACGAACTCGTCTTGGGGGGCGTTAACGGGAGTTTCGGGTCATTACGATCCGACGATTATCAAACAACTCAATCTTAAGATTGTGTCAGGTGATTACTCGGCTGCTACTGATGGACTAAATTTGAACCATACTAAAGCAGTCTTCGAGACTATACTTGACACGATCGGCGGAAGTGAGTGGCATGATCGTTGGAGGAGCGTACTATATGAACAAAAAATATCATATAAGTCTGCCAAAAAGGCCCTTAACATGTCGGCGGAGGAGTTGAAGGAAGTACCAGATCAGGTAGAGCAAACTATTGGACAATTGATGGGATCCGTCCTATCATTTCCTATGTTATGTTTCCTCAATCTGATGACATTCTGGGCGGCATGGGACGAATACTGGGGTCTTAAAACTCCAAGTGATCCTCATATGCTACCAGTAAAGGTCAATGGCGATGATATCCTGTTCTTCACGGATGATAGGTTGTACAACACTTGGATTGCTAAGACAAAAGAGATTGGATTTACTCTTTCTCTTGGCAAAAACTATGTGCATAAGTCATTCGCGATGGTAAACTCCCAACCCTATTGGCTTCAAGATGACGGAAAGTTTCGTCGTATTCCATTCTTGAAACTTGGGTTGATGATCGGCAAGTCGAAACTCTCAGCTATGAAGAAAGAGGTCGTCTGCAAGAGGAATCCTGAGACTGGTCAACTACCAATCGCAGATTTCTACAATTTCCTAATTGAGAACTCATTTGACAAAGAGTCCTTTACTAAGGAATTTATAAGTAGGAATCGTACGTTGATAGATAAGGTCTCACTTGATGGACTCATTAATCTTGGCTTACCTAAGTCATCAGGCGGCCTCGGATTCAACCTCCCTTCATATGAAGTCACACGACACCAAAGAAAATTGGCCAACTATATTCGTCATCATGTTCAAGATAAAATTGATGAACAGAGTAGAATGGACCAATTTGCCTCATTGGGGATATACGACCGGTATGTTAAGGACGTAAGTCTGAAACTACCCTTTATTGAATGGCAAAGAGTGGAGAGCAAACAGCTAATTAAGTCACGTTTCGGAATTATACGTGATCAATTACCTGTTTGCTCTCCCAGCTGGGAACAGAGGGCTTGGGTGAATAAGCGTCTCGTTGAAATTTTCCCTCGCCAACTTCTGACTGAGGATGCGATAACTTTTTCGTATCCTCCCCTAAGTCAACCTGACATTGAGTCCTATGGTCTCAATCACTCCTGTGTTGTTCGATTTCCTTTTAAAGAGATCTACACCAAGTGTGTTAAGTCAGATGTTTTGGGTGACTTCTCCATTCGAGAACATTATGAAGTCGTCAGAAAGTTACTTTGCTAGTTGCACTTGACCGAACATGTCAGAAAACTGTCACGATACCCATCGTTCTTCGGAGAAGGGTAGGGAGTTTCATTGAGTAAAGAGTCCAAAACGTTTACTACACGTCTATATAGGCCTGTGTGTTATAAACATTTACGTTGCTAAGACCGTTGATATGTAAGGTCAGAACGCCGACAGACTGCACGGATCGCCTCTACTGAGAGAGGTATCAATGAAATGAACAGTCGCACCTGCAGAGGTGGGCCTCCCCACAAACTGAATTGAATCTACGATGAGAAAGAATTCAAATTCCAAAACGAGTAAGTCACGACGACCTCAACCAAAGAGAAGAAATGCAATTAGGCCAAAAGCTAAGCCGGCATCCCTAGGAAAGACTATGTCTCAACTAGCGATTTCCGCTGCGAAGGCTACCGCTAACTATTTTCTTCCCGGATCGGGTAACGCCGCGGGAATGATTATGAAGAAAATTACTGGTTCTGGAGCCTATAGGCTCAACCAAAATTCTATCATGAACACTTCCACGTCGATTCCAACCTTTTCTGGTATTGGTGAGGGCACTCTTGTCGAGCATCGCGAGTACATTGGTGATCTATTAGGTTCTACTGGTTTTGTTAATACCACGTATAATTTGAACCCAGGTCTATCACAGACGTTTCCATGGTTGTCCTATCAGACGTCAGGTTACACGGCCTATAAATTCGAAGGTTTAGTTGCTTGCTATAAGCCTACTTCGGGTATGTTATCGGGCTCTAGTAATCCGGCGTTAGGAACTGTAATCATGGCTACCAATTATAATTCTGCTGAATCTGCATATACAAGTAAAATACAGATGGAACAGGCAGAGTTTTGTACTAGCGGTGTATCTTGTGAACCCCTATTACATCCAATTGAATGCAAGCCTAGCTTGACTATCCTACCTGAAAAGTATATTAGGTATGGAAGTCTGCCAAGTAATGCCGATATTCATTTGTATGATCAAGGAGTTCTTCAGATCGCGACTCAGGGACAACCTTCTAATGCCACACCAATCGGAGAAATCTGGTTGACGTACAAGGTTCGTCTCTTTACTCCTCGTATACCACCATCAGAGTACCCTAGTACCCCTTACAGTCATTATAGCCTTAAACCATTGGCTAATAACAGTTCGGGGAACATCGGTAATCAAAGCAATTTCCTCCCCTTAGGTGGAAATATGCCTCTGACGTGGTCATCTGCGGCTTCTTTCTCGGTTCCTTTACCTGGAGAATACCTCGTAACCTATATCGCAACCGCGAGTTCTGCGTTGAGTGGCACACTTGTCACATCAACAACTCCATCCGGTTGTGTCAATCCTGTCACGTACAATACTAACGGCCTTACTTATTTTCAGGTTGCTAGTTCCACTTCAATCATGTTTCAGCAGAGTTTTATTATTACTCAGCCGAATACGGTGATAAATCTTAGTGGTGTATCTATGACAACAACAGTTGTTGGTGGTGACTTATTTGTCAACACCATGGCTGTTGGATTTGGAGATAATGGGAAACAGGTTTACTCTGAACAATTCTCTCTGTCTGACGATGAGAATGAAGAGTTTGAGGCTCCTATTGTAGGCCAACCGAATCATTGGATTTCATTACCAAGACCGGTTCTACGTAGAGAGCGTCCTCGCTGTTAGGAATCTTATACCGGGTGCACTCGTCTGCACCGTCGTAATTTCAGACCGTTCCGCGCTTATCCAAAGCGCCGATAGCGGTCGGTAAACCGACACCTGGAAAACCAAGGGTGAAGGGTCCATCTGGACATTGATATCAACAAATCGGTTGAAGCACTATAGTGTCCGTGCTTCACTTTCTATTGAATTCAACATCTTGTTTCTCGATCCCATTAGGGGACTAGGAGATGTATAAGAGTATCGAAACAAAACTCCAGCTAACGATCTCGTCGGAATTTTGATGGTCGGCCTGCAGGTTTTAATTTTTTTTCCTGCCGCTGAGCCATCAAAATCCGGGGTAAATCGACCCGGTTGGGAGGCCGCGTGAACTGGTTGTCTCTTATCTTGTTTTCAATAGATTGTCCGTAAAGGGTGTTCTGTACTATAAGTCCATGAAGGTTTTTTGAAACCATCTGGCAGTCGTCACAGGTTTATATTTGTACCTACCGTCACAAATAACACGTTCTTCCGGATCTCTACTGGAAACACATCTAACTACTCGAATAAATTTCAAGGGATCGAGTAAATCCTGGTTCGCTGGCTTTAGCAAACCTCTATTTGTGATGGCACAC